TCTATTGTATATTTTTGTCATCATTGCAACATAAAAGGAGTGGAATTCTATGAAGAAACTTACAAACAACGTAATCCAATTCGCAGAAAAGAGGGGGATAACAGAACAAACACTAAAAAACCTGAAGTGCGAAGCAGGTATGGGACAATATGGTGATAGACAATTAGAATCTATTGTTTTTAATTACTTTAACACAAAAGGTGAGAAAGTTAATTATAAAGCCAGAGCCATTGCAGAAAAGACCTTTAAACAATTAAAAGGTGGCAAACAACAATTTTATAATATTGAAAATGTTATTAATTCTAATAACTTATCTACTGTTTATATAGTAGAAGGAGAGTTTGATTTAGCAGCCATGCTAGAAAGTGGCTATCCTATAGATAGTGTATTAAGTGTTCCAAGTGGTGCTCCTGCTACAGAAACTGATAATGCTGAATCGGCAAAACGCTATGAATATATATTAGAATCATTAGAACAAGGGTTAGATAAGGCACATTGTTTTGTATTATTGACCGATAATGACGATCCAGGTAGGAATCTAAGAGCAGATTTATCCTCTATACTAGGACATGCTAAATGTAAATTTGCAGAGTTTCCACCAGACGTTAAAGACATAAATGAATATATGTTAAAAGTAGGTAAAGACCAATTACAATGGTTTATTAATGAAGGACTACAAGATTACCCTATAGAAGGTGTTTATACTTTAAATGATATACCAGAACCTTCACCACCTAAAATATGGAATCCACAATTTGATGGTTGGGATAATAAAGTTATGCTAGGTGCAGGTATGTTATCGGTGTTTACTGGCTATCCAGGACATGGTAAAACCACTTTTGCACAACAATTATGGGCGAATATAGTAAAAGAATATAAAATACAAGTAGGACTATTCTCTGGAGAAACAAGAGTTAAACCTTATGTAAGAAGAAACTTACGCACTTTTTATCATGGCAAACAAGAAAGAGATATGACAGAAGGAGAATTAAATGAAGCTGATACATGGATAGGTAATAATTTTCATTTCTTAAATCACCCTAATAATGCACCTGAATTTGAATGGGTATGTAATAAAATAAGAGATATGAAAGCACGATTTGGTATTGAAGCCTTTATGTTTGACCCTTGGAATAAATTAGAAATGCCTGATTTAAATAGAAATACAGAAACAAATTGGATTGGTAAATGTTTAGATGACTTAGCAACATTAGCTAAAGTATTAGATGTGCACATAATGATACTAGCACACCCTTCTAAGCCAAGTGAATATAAGGTGGGTAATAATGCACCTACAGCGTACTCCATAGCAGGCTCTGCACATTGGTATAATAAACCAGATCATATCTTTAGTTTATGGCGACCTAAGTTTGAAGATGAAGATGGGAATAGACTTACTGAAGCTAAGTTGGTAGTATGGAAAACACGATACGAAGAATTAGGTTATCCTAGAACTTTAGAAGTACGCCTAAATATGCAGAATGGTTGCTTTGAAAGTGTTGATAAACAACAAGTCTATCAGTCAAATCGCAAAGATATCTACGGATAAATCGCAGATTTCTGGTGTCAAGAAAAAAATAATTTTTTTTTAAACCGCAGAAAACCGCCATTTATTTACCAAAAATAGCTAAAAATAACTAAAATCTGCCATTTCTCAAAACCCAATATGTTATAATGGTCTAAACAAAGCGATAAGTATGCTGTTTGACATTGTAAATAAATATTGTGTTTGAGTTGGTAGTAACTTTTTTTATAAAGGAGATTACTATGAATACAAAATATAAATACCACGATGGTTATAGAAGTAAAGATTACACTCGCTCCAGAAAAGGTGCTGATTGTGTAGTCCGTTCTATTTCAATTATACTTAATCAATCATATAAAACTACACTTAAAGATTTATGTGATTATTCTGTAAAGTATGGTGCAATTCCTAATGATGAATGGTTATACGAAAAATATCTTTTATCAAAAGGATTTGAAAAACATAAACCACCAAGAAAAAATGGTAAAAAAATACAATTACTTAAATTTGAATTTAGAGGTCGTTGTGTATTACTTACCAGAAATCATTTAACTGCTGTTATTGACGACACAGTTTATGATACTTGGGATTGCAGACAATCTAACTGTAATTCATTTTATATTTTAACTTCAGAAAATTGGTCTTATTCAACTGATTAAAGGAGATTACTATGAACGATAACAAACATTTATTTTCTGATATGTGGGGACTCCCTACTAAGAAAAAAACAAACCGTAATTATAATACCGTTGATTATGAATGGGATATTGAAATTACAAATAATGAAACTGAAGACATCGAAGATCATTGGTTTGCAGATAAATTAAAAGATTTATTGTGGGCTAATCCCAAAAGTAAAGAATACGAAGAACATAAGTCATATCATCTAAACCGTCATTTTGTGTTGGTTTTAGTTAGATATGTAGGTAACGACTTTGATGGTCTTACTTGCCGAAGTTGGGCTTATCCAGAAAACAATAAAATGCCTACAGAATTTGATGATGGCACTAAAGTTCCAAAACGATTTCTTATTGAATATGAAAAAGTTTGGAAATAAAAAAGCGTACTAGCTGTAACTAATACGCTTTAATTAAAACAATTATTAAGTTACTACCATCTTAAACACAATGTTAAAATAAAGCAATGTTTCATGTGAAACAATTATTGCCCAGCTAACGGATTATTTAATGCTCTTTCTAAAACTTTAATTAAACGTTCTTCTAACTCTTTTAACTTAACATCTATAGCTTCATTACGTCTTTGTGCGTCAGATTCTATAGCAGTACGTTTGCCATCAAACCTATCTTCTGCATGTTGTATTAAAGTTCTGACATCATTTTCTGCTGTACGTTGACTACCTCTTATTTCTTGTTCGGTAGTTCTTGATCTCTTATCCACGTTAGCTATAGCGTCCATAATATCATTTATATCTTTACGCAATTCATTACGAATATCTCTAGCATCACCTTGTGCTGATGTTACTAATTCCATAGCAGTAGATATTTCCGATTGTAAAATTTGTTCCATATTGGCAATTTTAGTTTCTAAAGTATTGTCCATGCCAGATATTTTATCATTTAATACTGTTTCTAAATTAGTTATTTTTTCTTCAAATACATTTAAACGACTTTCATAACCAGATAAATCTGGTGGTTCATAAGATTTTATAACTTCTTTCATATCCATATAATCTTTATACACTTCAAATGCACCATAAGCACCACCTACTAATGTTGATAATGCTATTAATATACCTACTAATTTGCCACCTCTAAATTTAATACCAGCAAATTCTAACTCGTTACTCATATTGTGCTCCAATCATTTGCTCAAACACTAAACTATCTCTGACTCCATAGTATGCACCTAATGGGTCTTGTAATATAGTATTTGCATATATTTCTTTTGATTCATACCACGTAGGTTGCACTTGTGTTGGCACTTGTTGGTATGTTGTAATGTCTGCACCTAAAGCATTAACCAATGCTAATGTTGTTAATTGTGCTACGGCATCATATTGACTATCAAAACTTTGCATAATCTCTTTAGCTTTTTCTTGTTTAGCTTCTTGTTTTTTAGTGGGTTTATCTTCTGCTTTAGCTTCTTTTACTTCTTCCTCTTGTTTAGGTTCTTCTTTTACTTCCTCTTTAACTTCTTCTGGTTCTTCTTTAGGCTCATTCTCAGCTACTTCTTTTTCTTGAGGTTCTGGCTCTGGTTGTTCCTCTACTACTTCCTTTGGTTCTTCTTTAACTTCTTCTATAGGTTCGTCATTAGATGCAGTTTCAGGGGTAGGTTTACTATCCTCAACTTCCTCTACTGGCTCTGTAGGAGCATTTATGGGCGATTCTATATCATCATTTACTGGTTCTTCAGGTGTATTGACTGCTATTTCTGGTTCTGGTTGTGATTCTACCTTAATTGGTTCTGGTTCTGGTTGTGCTACTTCTACTATCATAACCTCTTGTATTTCTTCTGTAATAGTTTCAACTGTTGCTACAGGTTCGCCAACATTTAATGTAGGTGTAAATCCAGCATCATCTATTGCTTGTATTTCTATAGGTGCAACAGTAGTAGTTAAATCCACACTTGGCAAATCTACAGTCATAACAGCAATCTCAGGTATTTCTGGTGCTATAGGTTCTGGGTCTATTGTATTTGTAGTAACTATAGGTGTATTTATAATATTGGCTGCTGTTGTATCTATTTCTGTTTGTATAATTTGATAAAATATTTCTTCTGTTATTTGTGTGGTTATATAATTATAATTAACTAACAATTCTACATTATCAAAATAATAATTTTTAGCACCACCTACAGATACAAACAATTTATCTAATGCTCCTGCAAAATCATAATTACCTCCATAATTATAAGAAGTATTAGCATTATGGTTATTGTAAGCAAAATCTGTTTTATCAGTCCATAATAAAACATTGTCATTATAACCTTTTAATTCAAAATACATAGAAGTATTAGATTGAGAGTGCCAACCATCTAAATTCCAATTTAACGCTCCCCCTTCTTCTATATGAAACTGTGATATATTTATATTTTGTTGAAACGTGGTAAGAGAATTTGACGTTCCTTTAGCACATCTGCCACCGCCACTAAATTGTGAAGGGCAATTTGGCATACTTGCAGACCCGATCCCACCCCAATCTAAGTCCATATCCCCCTCGTATCTAGACGATACGACACCTGTATCTCCGTCTAATATATCTCCAGTAGTTTTATTTTCTATAGTTGTAGTTGTTGTTGTAGTAGTAGTAATTTCTAAATCACCTTGTATTTCTGTTTCAGAAGTTGAAGTAGAAGTTGTACTTTCATCTTGCATTTGAGCATTAGAGGAAAAGCAATATAAGTAAAACACTAAAAATACCCAAAGCACTTTCATCAGTTACTATCTCCTCTTTTTTAACATTTTCTTTTACCCATTTATCATAATCAGGTCTTTTCTCAGGATTCTCTGCCCACCCTTTTGCAGCTTCTAAGCCAATCTTTCCGTAATACGGACAAGGAGTTCCTGCCATTTCCATAGCTTGAAATATACGTTCATCTTGGCATAACATAGCAACAGCACCAACTTTCATACCCATAGCAAATAATGCCCTAGATAATTTAAGTCTTTCACAATTTAAATCTCTAATAGCACCACCACCTGCTAAACCTAGTATTTGTGTTTGTAATGCAGCACTAGCAGCAAAACTACAGACATCTTGATTATTGATGACAACGCTTGGGGCTGACGCTGTAGAGGGAGTTCTATCTACTGTAGTTGTGCCACTTACTGTTGAACTTGTACTTGATACAGTATTCGTTTGTGCTTTTGCTATACTACACCAAGATAATAAAGACAAGAAAAAAACTACAAATAAAATCGCCCATAATTTTCCTGTCATTCTTCAATCCAATCTCCTAATAACATCATATCAGATAATCGTTTACTTCTTCTTTTTGTTTGTCTTGCCCAGTTACTATCTAACATTTCTTTTGATGCTTCTCCATAATCTTCATTAGCTAACGCTGTAAATAATTTTGTCCACATAGTAGGATTAAATCGTGTTATACCCATATTAAATGCCATATCTATTATTATAGCTCTACGTGCTTCGTTTAGATGTTCTATTGGAAAGTTCTTGATTTCTTTTTCTACTCTTTCTATATCATTCATAAGCATAAATTCTGCTTCTTCTTGTGATATACCTAAACCATCTTTTGCTACGTTCCTGCCTACACCTATTGTTGGGTGTCCTATAAGTATATCTCCTGCTCCTACTTCTTGACCAGTAGCATCATCATATACTTTTAAAATTACACCTTCATGGTTAGATATTAAATCTACTAATTTTTTTTTATCCATTTTTAATTGCTTTTTGTACTTGTTTAATAAGTTTATCTTTTTTTAATCGTCTATCGAGTTCAATGCCTAACTTCCTACCTTTAGCTTCTAATTGTAACTTTGTAAGTTTATTTAAATTTACTTCTTTAGGTGTTGGCGTAAACCAACCATTAAGCCATTCAAACATAGTTCCTCCTTATACCCATGGTTCTTTAGGTCCATAACCAAAATAACTTCTAGCATGACCTTCTTCTATTAATTGCTCACATATATTAACACCTTCAACTAATGGTATTCCTAATATTCTGCCAAACTTTCCTTTACCATCTTTTTCTGTTCTTACAATAAAAGTCTTTGGCAAGAGCTCTTTAAGCCGAGCCTTCGA